GGCCGACACTCAGCTCGACAACCTTCAGGGAGATATAACCCTGTTTCAGTCAGCTCTTGAAGGCCTGAGGATTTCGATTTTTGACAACTTTAACGGGCCGATGCGCTCTGCAGTGAAAATTGCAACGGAAGGCCTTACAGAAGCAAAGAATATTGTTGACGATCTTGGTAGCGCATTTTCAGAAGGCGGATTTGCCGGTGTTCTCGAAAAGGCCGGCAGTTACATAGACAAGCTGCCGCCCGGACTGAAAGCTGCAGCTGCCGCAGCCGGCGCTTTTGTCGGTGTTGGTGCGGCCAACAGTTTTCTGGACAGCGGACTTTGGAAAACAGGTGTAGCAAGCGTCGGGACATTCAAGGACGCTGTGGGATTACTTCCGGCTGCACTAAAAAAAGACGCCGGTGTAATGACAGGGAAGATTGCCGAAATCGGAAACGGGCTGATGAACATCACGTCCAAAACAATGCCGGGCCTTCTTACGAAGATGAGTGCGGCTGAGGACGGTGCGAAAAAACTCGGCGGCAGGTTAACCGGCGCATTCGGCAAGGCAAAAGAGGCAACGGTTGGCCGATTTGCCAAAGCTTTTCCGAACCTGACCTCTGCCATGCGCACAACAACACGTGAGGCAGGCAGGGCAGCATCCGGAATCGTCGGTACCTTCGGCAAGATGGGATCCGCACTGACAAAGACCATGGGCGTGGCCCTTAAGGCGATTATGCCGGCGGCGGCCATCGGTGCCGTGCTCGCGGGACTCGGGCTTCTGTATTCCAAGTTCGGCGATCAGATAGACGGGATCCTTAAGATTGCTCAGGAGAAAGGTCCGCAGTTCATCACGAACCTCGTGTCTGGCATCACTTCGCGCCTTCCGGACCTGATCGCGTCGGGCGCCCAGCTTGTATCCGGGCTGCTGTCGACGATAACGGCTAACATCCCGGCAGTCATAGCCGGAGGCGTCAGTATCATCACAACCCTTGTGGCCGGTGTGGCGAGTGCCGCTCCGGAGCTGATCGGCAAGGCCACGGAGCTGATCGGGACCTTTGCGGTGTCGATCGTTTCCGCGCTTCCCCAGCTGATCACTTCGGGCATGCAGCTGCTGGCGTCCATAGCGCAGGGAGTTTCCCAGAATCTGCCGGTCCTCGTGGGATACGCGATGCAGGCCGTAACGAACTTCGCGAGAGGGATCATTGATAACCTTCCGCAGATCCTTTCCGCAGCGGTGCAGATCGTAACCTCTCTCGTGCAGGGAATCGTCAGCAGTCTTCCCGTGCTGATCCAGCAGGGGATCCAGCTGATCACGTACCTTGCGCAGTCGTTCATCCAGAACCTTCCTACAATCATCCAGACGGGCGTGCAGGTAATTGCAGCACTGGTTGCAGGCCTGATCCAGGCCGTCCCCATGATCGTTCAGGGCGCCATTGAGATGGTGAAATCGCTGATCGATACTGTCCTTAATACGGATTGGATCCAGGTCGGCAGTGACATCATCAGCGCCATCGGAAACGGGATCAAGGCTGGTTTCGGCGGGCTCGGCGATCTTGTGACGGGGCTGTTCAGCGGCGATACTTCCGCTGAAGACGGGGCCGCACAGCAGGCTACAAGAGCTGCGGAGAGCACGGCGCAGGCCTACATCAGCAGCAGTGGATACGTCTCGGAGGCAGCGGCTCAGGTCGGATCCGAGGCAAGCAGCAGCCTGATTTCCTCTCTCAGCGTCGGCGCTGAAGAAGTGTCCAGTGTGATGAACACCATGGGAACGAGCGGCGCAGAAGCCTTCTCCACGGCTTTCTCCGGCATCGACATGAGCGGCATCGGCACGGAGATGTCCGGCACGATCAGCACAGAGTTCGAATCCGGCCTTGCCCAGCTGCCCGCAGGTGTGGACAGCGTCGGCAGTAACGTGATCAACGCCTTTGACCGGTTCGGCGCCCAGTCGGCAACATCGGTCAGGACGACAGCGAATGCAGTGGTCCTCGAATTTACATCTGGAATCAAGCCGGCGGCAGAAGCCGGACAGAAGACCGGAGAGGGTTACAGCACCAAAATGAAGGCGACTGCAAGCGCCGCCAGAAGCGCTGGCGCTGCTCTCAAAACTGCCGGACTGAACGGCATGAGCGGCGGATACAGCTCCGCTTACAGTCATGGTGCAAATATTGGCCAGGGCCTTGTGAACGGCATGAGGAGCAAGATCGGAGCAGCCTGGGACGCCGCCGAATCACTGGCTGCTGCAGCTGACAAAGCAATCCATGCAAGGGCGCAGATTGGGTCTCCGTCCAGGATCACGACCCGGTTCGGTGAATGGATCGCTCTCGGCCTGCCGAAAGGCATGGACGAAGAGAACAAAGCGGTCGCCAGACAGGCCACCGAGCTGGGCCAGACGGTCATTGACAGCATCGAGAAAAAGGTCCAGGCAGCAAGGGCCGCAATGACGGACCTCATGACTGTGGATTCACCCGGCGAGATGATGAGCCGCAGAGCTGAGAACCTCAGCCTCAGCGATGAGTATGAATACAAGTCCGAGGCACAGTACTACATCACGGTGGAATCTGTCCTTGACGGCCGCAAGGTCGGCGAGGGAGTGGCCACCTACGTAGGAAAGGCGATCGACAAGGAAGCGGAAAGAAATGCAAGGAAACGGGGTAAGATCGCATGATGTACGAATTCATTGATACGAATGCCGCTCAGAGCAACGTCCCTCTGCCGGCAGAGGCGATGTCATTCAATGGGGTTTACCTCGAGAACGAAGTGGACGGTTACAGAACAATGTACGTGGAAGGCAGAGAGACGATCTCTGCCTCCGTTGATTATACGGAGATTGCTGTCAGGGACGGAGCCCGGTATAAGAGGAGGCGGTACCTGCCGCGCACCCTGGTAGTGGGCTTCCAGCTGATTGCAGACACATCGGAAAACTTCGAATTGGCCTTTAATACGATCCAGGCTCTGCTCTCCCAGGAGCAGGCGCAGATCATCTTTGCCGATGAGTCGGATAAGTTCTACACCGGCACGAAAGCAAGGCTGCGGGATATCCCCCGCGGCCGGCTGGCAGTTACAGGGGAGATAGAAATCATCTGCTCGGATCCGTTCAAGTATTCCGTGCAGGAGAAGACGGTGACGTCACAGATCGTTGATGGTCAGAAGGTCCTTGTCTGCAATTACAGCGGTACGTACGAAGCATATCCTCGGATCGAGGCTACGTGCGAATCGGACAACGGCTTTTACGGATTCGCAAGCTCCGGCGGCGCAGTCCTGCAGGTCGGGGATCCTGAGGAAGTCGACACAGAGGATGTGCAGATGTCAGAGACCCTGATCAATGACAGCTTCGCAGAAGGCGTGCCGACAGGATGGACCGTAAACGACGGCATGACCTCAACACCGGACGCAGACATTCTGATCGGCTCCTGGAAGCAGTGCGGATCTACAAATAAAGGAAACGGAATCACTCCGGACAGCTACGGGAGCGGATCCAACTGGCACGGCCCCGGATTGTGCAAAGCAATCCCTGCAGACTCGCAGGGGAACACAGGCGCAAAGAATTTCAAAGCCGCCTGGCAGTGGGAGTGGTTCACCTATAGTAAGACCGAGCTTTCAAACATGCAGTTCCTGATCCTCGGGGAGAACAGCGGGCAGAGATATGTCCTTGCCGGAGTGGAGCTGATGGACGGCCGACCGGGAGACTTCCTCTCAAGCTGGCGCCTGTGGGTGAACGGGGCGATCATCCAGCAGAGCTCCGGAGCGACCAATATCTATTCCGGACATGACAATGCGTGGGCCGGCATCAACAGCGCGGAATGCTCCATCCAGAAATCCGGGAATGTAATCACTTTCAAGCTCGCCGGTCAGACGTGGTCCTTCAAGAATGACGCTTACGAAGATCTTGAGGCCGAAGAGGTGATGCTTTATGCCGCGGCTCATGCCTCGGCAACGGCAACCGATCACGCCGCATTCTTCCATGTCCGCTTCCGGAAGGACGCCGTCGATGTGACAGAAGATATCCCGAATGCATTGATGCCGGGCGACGTCGTGGAGCTCGACACGGGCTCGGGCATAATCATGGTCAACGGCGCGGAATCTCCGGATCTTGGAGCAATCGGGAATCAGTGGGAAGACTTCGTGCTGGAGCCCGGAGTCAACACAATCGCCTGCTCTGCATCCACGTGGGTGTCTGATGACGCCTACACGATGAGGTATCGGGAGGTTTACTTATGATCCTGTATTTCGCCAACCGGTCGATGAAGATCATCGGGCAGGCATCGACAAAGCTTCCCATGGGCCTGCTGATCAGCGATGACACGAAAGTCGAGGACGTCGATGCAGGCGTGAAGACCTTCGAGGCGGAGATCGTTTACAGCAACCGTAAGAGGGCAGAAGCAATGGCGGCTCCTGGCAATTATCTGCTCAGGAGCTCTGGGGATGAGGCCGAATTCTACACGATTATCGACAGTGAGCTTGACTCTGAGGAGAGAACGGTCCACATCTACGCAGAGGACGCAGGGCTTGATCTGATAAACACGATCGTCGGTCCGTACGAAGCTCCCAGAGCGATGACGATCGCAGAGTACACGGCGATCTACAATGTGGACACGGGCTTCGAGATTGGCATCAATGAGGTCTCGACCTACTCGAGGAAGCTCGAGTTCGAGGGCGAGGTAACGGCGACGGAAAGGCTCCGGAGCCTTGCATCTGCTTTCGATGCCGAAATATCCTTCTCGTTCCGGATCGACAAGCTTCGTGTGGTCCATAAGTATATCAATTACTGGAAGAAAAGAGGCAAAGCCACCGGCGAGACGCTGCGTGTAGGCAAGCACATCTCAAAGATCCGGATCATCCGGAGCGTAGCCAATCTTGCCACAGGACTGTACGTTACCGGAGGCACCCCGGAAGGATCGAATGACCCTATCACGCTGCAGGGGTACAGCTACGACGACGGTGACATCTACGTCAGCGGGAACAGGCTGCTCTGCCGGTCAGCGATCGCCAAGTGGTCGCGGTATCTGTCCCCGGATGAGACCGGGACCGGACAGGGCCATATCATCAAAAGATGGAGCTACGACACGACATCCCAGAGCGAGCTGTGCGCGAGAGCGGTCACTCAGCTGAAGAAGGTAAAAGATCCTGAGGTCAATTACGAAGCAGAGGTCGTGGAGCTGCCTGCAGGAGTGCAGGTCGGCGATACGGTCCGAGTGGCGGATTCTGAAGGGAACCTTTTCTTTGATGCCAGGATCCTCGAGATGAAGACCATGGAGTGTAAGGGCAAGCGGGAGATCACCCTCGGGGATTACCTGATCCGCAGCAGCGGGTTGTCTGAACAGCTCGTTGACCTGCAGAGAAAGGTCGACAGCCTTTCAGGCGGCCTGACCCTATACACCTGGATCGCTTACGCCGACGATGACGAAGGGACGGGCATCAGCCTCGACCCGGAGGGTAAGGAGTATATCGGCATAGCCGCGAACAGGGTCAGTGAAACGCCGGATATTACAGATCCGACAGTGTACACGTGGCAGAGGGCTGCGGGAGAAGCCGGAGCCGACGGAGAGGATGCCACGCTGATGCGGATCGACAGCAGCAGAGGCGTCGTCTTTAAAAGCAACGCTTTCTCGACAGTGCTGACTGTAACTATAATCTATGGAGCCCAGACCATAACGGACATTACCGGCCTGCGGGCTGCTTTTGGCGCGTCAGCCCATCTGCAGTGGTACTATAAGACCCCGGACGAAAACAGCTGGCATACAATGCTGGCAACAGACACACATATAACAAATAATGGATTCGCGTTAACTGTCTCACCGGATGACGTGGATGAGCAGATCTTATTCCAGTGCGATCTGGAAGTATAAGGAGAATGAAAAATGGCAATAAAAGGAAGAGCACAGATCGGCCTTACAGACATGACCGATGCTTTCAACGTGAATTTGTCCACAGAGGCATTCACTTTCCAGGGAGACACTACAAAGGTCAAAAGCACGCAGTCCTTTTCATGCGTGGTCTCCGGCCTGTATGGAACCGTAGCGGCGGCCTGCTCGGTCGAC